ATCGCTTCGCCGACGTCGAGCAGTTCCGCATCACGGACGCAAAGAAGGTGTCGCCGGCCCGCGCGGCGTTCGACAAGTTGCTGCGCAACGGCCCTGGTGCGTTGACGATGGAAGAGATTCAGATCGTCCGGAACGTAACGTCGACCACCACCGGCAACCAGGGCGGCTTTGCCGTCGAGACATCGGTCGCGTCCGAGCTGATTAACATCCTCAAGGCCTATGGCGGGATGCGTGCAGTTGCTAGCTCCATCGCTACCGCGCAGGGCAACGGGTTGAGCTATCCAACTTCGGACGGCACGTCAGAAACTGGCGAATGGGTTCCTGAGAACACACAGGCCAGCTCGGCAGACCCAACCTTCGGGACCGTCAGCCTCAATGCGTTCAAGGCAAGCTCGAAGATCATCACCGTTCCGATCGAGCTGCTGATGGACGCCACGATCGATGTTGTCGGCATGGTCAACAGCCGTATTCGCGATCGCCTGGGCCGCACTTTCAACGGCGGCTTTACCACTGGCAGCGGCACCGGCCAGCCGCAAGGATGGGTTGGCGTCGCGCCAGTCGGGAAAGTCGGCGCCGGTGGCCAGGTCGCTACGGTTCTTTACGACGACCTGATCGACGTTCAGGAATCCATTGACCAGGCATATCAAGACGGCGGCGACTGCCGCTGGATGATGCACCAGCAGACCCGCAAGGTTGTTCGCAAGCTGAAGGACAGCAGCGGTCGCCCGATCTGGATGGACTCGTACGAATCCGGCATCAAAACCGGCATCCCGGCGCAGCTCCTGGGCAGCGACGTGCAGATCAACAACGACATGGCCGTGCCGGCTGCGAACGCCAAGACGATCGGTTACGGCGATTTCAAGAAGTACATGATCCGTGACGTGATGGAAATGATGCTGTTCCGTTTCGAAGATTCGGCGTACGTCAGCAAAGGTCAGATCGGCTTCCTCGCCTGGGCCCGCGCCGGCGGCAACCTGCTCGACACGCAGTCGATCAAGACCTACCAGCATCCTGCGGCGTAATCGCTGCGCCGTGCGCCACTCTTCCCGGGAGTGGCGCTGCTGTTTCATCCATCCGAAAATCTAAGGAGCCAACATGGCTAATAAGAGCAAAACGAACGCCCGCATCCTGGTCGAGCTGACCCACCAGGGCAAGACCTACAAACCGAACCAGGTTGTGTCGTTCGATTCGAACACCGCAAAAGGCCTGGAGAAAGAAGGCCAGGTCGACACCTCGGCAGCTGCCGTCTCGTACTGCCAGTCGGAAGGCGCGGAAGTGATCGAGCACGAAGGCCCGGCGGACGAAGCCGCGGCGCTGGACGCCGCGTAACCAGCAAACGAAATCAACCCGCGCCTGATGGCGCAGGGTTGATTTTTGAAGAAAATTTAAAAGGGTTTCACATGCGATCAGATCGATTGAAGAGCCGCGCTATCGTAGCCGCGCTGGTGGCCTGCGCTGCAGGGCAAGCGGAAGCGCTTGAAGCGAAGGGGGTCTACACCGCTGTCTGCTACGACGCAGACGGCAACGTGAAGTGGACCGACGAATACAAGAACATTGTTGTTACGCAGGGCAAGAACGACATGCTCGACAAGTACCTTGCCGGCAGCGCGTACACCGCAACCTTCTATCTCGGACTGATCAGCTCTGTAGGCTATGGCGCGATCTCGGCAGCCGACACCATGGCTGCTCATGCAGGGTGGACCGAAGCGGGCGCTGCGAACGCGCCGGCTTATTCCCAGGGCGCGCGCCCGACTGCGGCTTGGGCTGGAGCCAGCGCCGGCGCAAAGGCGCTGAGCGCGGCCTTGTCCTTCTCGATCACCTCGGGCGGCACCATTAAGGGGTCGTTCCTGACCACGGTCGCAGCGAAAGACGGCGCGACCGGGATCCTGGTCAGTGCTGGCTTGTTCGCAGGCGGCGACAAGCTCGTCGCACCAGGCGATGTTGTGAACGTCAGTTATTCCCTCGGCGTATAAGGAGAACCCGGATATGCCAGTCTCACATAAAGTCGGCGCTAAAGTGCGCCAGGTCGTTCCAGTCATTGAGGGCGAGGTCGTCGATATGAAGCTCGTCGACGGCGAAGTCCAGTTCGAGGTTTCTTACATCGGCGCTGACGGCGAAGCGCATTCGCGCTTCTTTTCCGAATCCGAAATTGAGGCGGTCTAAATGCTCGGCAACGGAATCAAGCAGGCCACGGCGACGACCGGAACGGGTGCGCTCACCCTTTCGGCAGTCGCTGGCATGCCGATGCTCTCGGATGTGTTCGCGCCTTACCAGCCCTTCAGCTACGCGCTGCTTGACTCGGCGGGGCTGTTCGTCGAGGCAGGGGTCGGCTATTTATCTGGCGCAAGCACAATGGTGCGCGCGCGCGTGACCTCAACGTACATTGCGGGTGTCTACACAAGCCAAGGCGCTACCGCTGCCAGTCTAACTGGCGTGACTACGGTAATCTGCGCGCCCAACGCCGCATCGCTGTACTCGGGATTTCCCACGGTCGACTCACAGTCCACTGGCCATTTGCGATACCTGTCGTCCGCGTCCCGCAATTGTGGCTTTGCGTCCCTGACTCCTGCTGCGAATAGGCAGGTCTACAGCACCTTTGAGCTGAAATCATCGGTTGTTCTTCTCGCGTTAAATTTCAACGTGAACACAGCCGGAGCGGCACTTTCGACGGCCCGCATGGCGCTCTACTCCTGCAACGAAAAGGGGTATCCGGGTGTAATTCTTGCAGGCAATACGATAGCGCACGATACAGCCACCACGGGCATCAAAACGGAAGCTTTGGCGACCCCATTGTTCCTGCCTGCCGGATGGTATTTCACGTCCCTCGCTTGCAGTGCCACTCCTGTTGTCAGTGCGTACGCGACCGGGGCGGTCAATATGATCGGGGGGCACCCGTTTGGGCATGTCGCGTTTCAAGCGCCGATCGACTACCGTTTTGAGGCGCTTAGCGCTTCTTTTGCCACACTGGCTACTACGCCTAACCCAGTAACATCCAGTCAAAGCGCGGGTAGTTTTAACCAGCCGCTCGTTCTCCTTGGGGTCCAATAATAATGGCGATCACATATACCGAAAAGGGCTACGGCCTGCACAATGCCATCCGGGCTGCCGGGCACCACCTAGAGCAGCTGGATGGAATCTGGACGTCCAGTGATGATTCCGCTGTTCAGATCATTATCGACGCATATACGCTTGACGCGGCGAAGGCCGAGGTGACCAAGAAGGTGTCGGCTCACGCGAAAGTGCTACGCGATCGCGTGGTCTCGGAAATAAGCATGGGCGAGTTAGCGAGCTGGCCCGTTAAGCTGGCGGAGGCGGTGCGCTTTGCGGAAACGGGGAATGGGGCGAACTGCCCAATGCTTTCGGCTGAAGCGCAAGCGCGGGGCATCCCCTTGGCGGCCCTTGTTGGCAAAGTTGGCGGAAACGCACTAGGGTTCTCGGCCATCGAGGCGGCGATAGGTGGCGCAGACGGCAAGCACCGAGACGCAATCAAAGCGATTACCACCTTTGTAGCACTTGCGGATTACGACTGCACTGCCGGCTGGCCGGAGGTCTAAGTGTCGCTCGGGCTTACACCAGTCGGCCTCCGATCTTTAGCACTCGGTCCTGACCAGACAACGGGTGTGGGGGCGACATACCCAGTCGCGTTGTTTGAGACGGTCGCTGCAGCGGACGCGTCCTCCCTGACGATCGTCTCAGCGGCAAGCCTAGTGGAGGCCGGCGCGGCCCTGGACGGCGTCCTCGCGACCGCAAACGCCGGAGCGTTGGTTATAGAGCAGGCCGGCGCTTCCGAATCCCACTCCGGGCAGACGATCGCCGCCGTGCAGTCGCAAGAGGTTACGGCGGGATACGATCAGACCGCGACTGGCGGCGCGGCTACGTCGGCCGCTGTGGTTGAGGCTTTGGCAGCGGCCGATGTCGTCGCCGGCGCTCTAACGATGAACGTCACAGTCCAGCACGCAGCTGCGGCGCTTGACGCGATTAGCGCCGGGTCGTCCTCGCTGGCCCTGGTGAACGAATACATCCCAGTCGTGGAAAGCATATCGTCGCCATCGGTTCGGTGGATCTCCATTTCGGAAACCGCTGCAGCGGTCGACGTAGGCACGGGGGCCTTAGTAGGCTCCGTCGTCTTCGCGCGCGCGCCAGCTGGTCCAAGTTACTACCCGAGGGCGTCAGAAGTCGAAGTATCGCGCGCCGGATCCCCGCCGTCCTGGCGTCAACAGAATGAAAGGAACACACGATGAAACCGCAACTTACCGTGCCGCCTGCGGTCCTCGCGGTGACGCTCGAGGACGCCAAGAAAAACCTTCGCATCGACGGCAACTACCAGGATTCGATGGTCGAGCTGTGGTTGTGGGGTGTGATCACGTTTGCGGAAAACTTTACCGAGCGCTCCATCATGGAGCAAACATGGACGCAAAAACGAGATTGCTTCCCAAGCAACGGAATTATCAAACTTAAGCGCCCTCCAGTAATGGAAGTCGAGAGCATTAAGTATTACGACGCCGCGAACGTGCTGCAGACCCTCGACCCTGCGGACTACCAGGTTGATAACGCGAGCGATCGAGCCGGCTTCATTGTTCCAGGCGTCGGCCTGGGGTGGCCGGTAACGTTCCCGCGAATCAACGCCGTTGAAATTCGGTACCGATGCGGGTACGGAAATACGGCCGTCGCCACCCCTCGCGATCTCAAGCTCTACGTGCTGGCGAAGCTGAACGAACAGTTTGACCCATTGGTGAGGCCCGACAAGGAGACCGTGCAGACGACATTCATCGACGGCCTGCTCGACCCGTATCTGACTTACTAATCGTGTGCAGACGTCTGCACTGGGAGGAACAATGGCGGCAAATAAGTTTAAGGACCGGATCCGCATCGAAATGCCGGGGCCAGGCAGGGACCCGGTGTACAACACGCCGATTGCCGCCTCGTGGATCCCGTTCGCTGAAGTCTGGGCGGAGGTTCAGGATGTCGCGCCGAGCAAGGCTGAAGCGACTGCGAATGGCTTGCGCCTGGCTCGGGACGCGATTCGAATTCGAATCCGTCATCTGCCTGGGCTGCTGGCATCAATGCGCGTAGTCGAGCTTACGGGCGAGCAGCGGACGCTGTCCATCATCGGCGGACCCGCCGGAATTTTTAACGGGCGCGAAATGGAAATGATGGCCGAACGGTTCTCGTCATGAGCGATGATCGCAACATCACTGGCGGGGCCGAGCTGGACGCGTTCCTAAAAACGCTGGCCCCGAAAATCGAGAAGAACATCATGCGCTCGGCGTTGCGCGCTGGCGCAAAGGTCTTCAAGGCTGAAGCTCAAGCGAATGTTCCGGTGCGCTTGGGTACGCTCCGCAAGAGTGTTCGTGTCAGCGGAGGGTCCAAGAAGGGTGAGGTGTTTGCCAGCGTCAAGGCGGGCAACAAGAAGGCCTGGTACTGGCACTTTATCGAGTTCGGTACCGGTGCGCATCGAATAGGCCCCAAGGTTGCAAAGGCGCTTCTGGTAGGTGGTGCGGTGGTTGAGAAGATCAATCACCCGGGGGCACAAGCAAAACCCTTTCTCCGGCCCGCCCTTGACGTGAAAGCCGATGAGGCAATCGCGGCAATCACAGCCCAGATCCGCAAGCGTCTGACGCTGGAAGGTATCAATACACCGGCTCCGGAGGAAACATGACAGCAGTTGCAGCAATTCTCGAGTTGTTGGTCGCAAGCGATGTAGTAGCCATTTGCCCGGCAACGGACATAGTTGCCGGCGTAGTGGCCCAGGGCGCTGACCTGCCGGCGATCTCGATCATGCACATCAGCACCGTTCCGTTCGCGGCGATGGACGCACAGGCCGAGTTTAACCTGGTCACAAGCCGCGTTCAGGTCACGGCCATGGCGAAGGACTACCCGACCGTTAAAACGCTCCTGGGAGCCGTCAGGATGGCTTGCAACTACCGGCGCGGCCTTCTCGCCGGTGTCCAGGTCGTCAGCGTGGTCCGGGATACGGTCGGTCCAGACTTGGCGGACGACGACGCGACGATCCATTTTCAATCGATGGACTTCAAGGTGACGTTTCACGAGCCAAACTAAAGCGCAGCTTTTTCAACCCGAACCGCAACGCATCCGCTTGCGGTTTTTTTTCGACTAAAGGATTCAAATGGGCATTGCAAGCGGAGTATTTAAGCAGGTCACGGTCAAGCCGGAGGTCACTTACGGTGTGCTTCCGGCGCAGGCTGCCGGTCAGGCTATGCGGCGTGTTACGTCGAACCTGTCGCTCAGTAAGGACAGCTATCAATCCAACGAGCAGCGGCCCGACTTTCAAGTCGCGGACTTCCGCCATGGCCTGCGCAAGGTGGCAGGCTCCATCAACGGCGAACTGTCGGCCAAGACGTATGCCGAGTTCATTGCGGCAGCCCTGAAAAAAGATCTCGCCGCAGGGGTCACGGTTGCCGGCGCTTCGGTGACGGTGGGTGGCGTAGCGGGCGCCTGGACCTTGACGCGGGCGGCAGGGTCGTTCCTGACTGACGGCTTCAAGATCGGTGACGTCGTCCGGCTGACAGCCGGCGCATTCAACGCCGCGAATTTGGGCAAGAACTTCCATGTGTCGGGCGTGACGGCATTGGTGCTTACCGGCGCAACGCTGAATGCATCGGCCATGGTCCCTGAAGGTCCGATCGCAGCTGCAGGTGTCGGAGTCATCGGCAAGAAGACGCTGGTCCCGCAGGCCGGCCATACCGACAAGTCTTTCTCGATCGAACACTGGCACCCTGACGTCCCGGCTAGCGAAGTGTTCACCGGCTGCAAGGTATCGAAGATCAGTTTCAACTTGCCGGCAACTGGGATGGCAACCATCGCTGTCGAGTTCGTCGGAAAGGACGTTACCCCAGGCGTCGCGCAATACTTCACTGCGCCGACGGCCGTCACGTTGACCGGAACCATGGCGGCGGTCAACGGCGTTGTCAAGGTCGGCGCGGCCAGCGGTGGAACGATCACCAGCGCGACGATTGACATCATGTGCGCACAGTCGAGCGAGCCTGGAATCGGGTCGAACGTTACTGACCAGGTCGCAACGGGTCGCGTCATCGTCACCGGCCAGATCACGGCAAAGTTCGACTCGACTTCCTTGCGCGACGCTTTCTACAACGAGAGCGAAGTATCGGCGTACTTGGCCTTTACAGCTGACAACTCTGCCGGCTCCGACTTCATCGCCTTCAGCATGGGGCGTTTGAAGCTGAATGGTGCTGACAAGGATGACGGCGAGAAGATTCTGATCCAAACCATCCCGTTCCAAGCGCTGCTCAACGGCGCTGGCGGCGCTGGCGTGGCGACGGACCTCACAACGGTGAGCGTTCAGGACTCGGCTGCTTAAACGCAGCCAAACCCCGCACCGATCGATCGCTGTCGCCTTCGCGGGCGCAGCGGTCGACACGGGCTTTATCTATAACTACCCGCGAAAGTAAATATGAACACTCAAGAGCCAAGCAACCTGTTGATCAAGATGATTTCCAACCTGGACATCGATGACTTCGAAGACATGCCAACCGGCAAGCTCGTCCTGCTCAACCCTAAGACGCAGGAACCCACGACGGCCTTTATCGAACTGGCAAGCCCGGAGCATGATTCGCGCAAGCGCCTCGATCTGAAGCGTACCCGGGCGCTGCGCGCTGAGTTCGCGCAAACCGGAAAAATGCCAAGCTCCGATCCGCTCGAAGACATCCAGGACGAAACCGACTACCTGGTCGAGGCGACGTTGTCCTGGAACCTGACCCAAGGCGGTGCGCCGGTCGAGTTCAACGCCGCCAACGCGCGCAAGCTGTACACGGACCCTAAAAAGCTGTGGCTGCGCGCGCAGGCACTGGCCGGCCTGAAAAAGACCGAGCTTTTTATCAAAACCTCCGCAAAAGCCTAGCGGAGTGCTGCCGCGTCGAATATGAACTGTCGGCGCGGCAAGGCGACGGCGCAAGCCTGCGCACCAGCTTGAAGCGGGTCGCCAAGAATACCGGCGAAGTCGACCCGCGCCTGCTCCTCGGATGGCCGAAGCATGGCCGTCCACTGTGGGAGGCGTTCACCAGGCTGAGCAGGCCGTCATCGATGGGCGGCATGGAGCGGATCAGCTCACAGGAATTAATCGCCTACCAGCAGCTGTGGGGCGTTCGCTTCACCAGGTGGGAACTTGAAACCCTGGCTATGTTCGACTCGATAGCAATCGAGCAATCAAATAGAAAATCAGAGGGCTGAGTATGTCGACAATCGTTGGTGATATGGAGATTCGGCTGCGTGCCGATATCGCGCGGCTGCAGGCCAACATGGATGATGCGCGCCGCGTAGTCGGCGGCTCCATGGACCGCATCGGGCGCATGGCCGGCCAAGCCAAGGCCGCCCTCGGCGCGATCGCGGGCGTGCTTTCGGTCGCCGCCTTCGCGACCTGGATCCAAGGCGCGATCGACGCCGCTGACGCGGCTGGAAAATTTTCCGATAAGACGGGCGTCGCTGTAAAGGATGTCGCTGGCCTGCAGATGAGTTTCGAGCTGGGCGGGGTCAGTGCCGAGAAGATGGTTAAATCCATGTCGAAGCTGTCGAAGGAAATCGTAGACCAGAACAAGGTTTTTGAAACGCTCGGCATCAAGACCAAGGATGCACAGGGCTACTTCCTCAGCACTCGCGACGTTCTGCATGCAGTTGCCGATGAGTTCGCAGAAATGGAGAACGGCGCGCTCAAGACGGCAAAGGCTGTCGCAATCTTCGGAGAGACGGGGGTTGACCTAATCCCCATGCTGAACGGCGGCTCGGCAGCCCTGCGCGAGATGGACGAGATGGCAAAAAAGCTCGGCCTCACGATGAGCGCAGAGACCGCGGCCAAAGCGGGCGAATTCAACGACACGCTCGATCTGCTCAAAACTGGCAGCCAGGGTGTAGCGCGCGGTGTGGCGGCTGAATTGTTGCCCACGTTGACTAGCCTCAGCGGGGCATTTTTGACGTCCATGACCGAAGGAAACAAACTCAGCCGCACAGCCGAAGTGATCGGCACCGCCTTGAAAGGGCTTTACACGGTCGGTGTCATTGTTGCTGAAGTGTTTAACACCGTGGGTAGCGTTGTCGCCGGCGTCGTCGCACAGGTCACCACGCGAATCGACGGCTTCTTCGCTGTCGTGGACAAGATCCGCGCTGGCGAATTTTCGGCAGCCATGGACCAGGTGACCGAGAACACGCGGCAGCAAAGCGCGCTCATGAACGACATTGGGCAGGACCTAGCTAACGGTTGGCAGAGTTCGATGAAGTCGATTTCGGCGGCGTGGTCTGGCGAGGGTGACGCAGCAGTTGCGGCCATGGCCAAGACCGCGAAGGCACAGCAGGATCTGCTCGCGGCGCAGGATAAGCGCGATGCAGCAGCCCTTAAGGCGAAGCAGGTGTCGGACGCGGCTCGGAAGGCGCAAGAGGCGTACATCGCGGGGATTCAGAAAGAAGTTGCGGAGCTGGGCCTTAGCGCTACCGCGATCAAGCTGCGCGAGGGCGCGCTACTCGGTCTGGCTCCTGCCGAGCTGCGTGCTGCCGCTGCGGCTCTGGCGAAACGTGACGCTTATATTGAAGAAAAGAAGCGGGCTGATGAACTCAAGAAGGTGAATGAAAAGGCGATAGCCGACTCCGACGCGATCGTTGCCGGCATTGGTGAGGAGACGCGGACAATCCGTGAAAAGATCAAGACATATGGCCTGCTTCCGGAAGCCATCACGCGCGGCAAGATTGCTGAACTGGAGGCGTCCAAGCAGTCGGTAAACCTGACCGAGGCGAATATCGCCGACATCCAACGGCGCATTGATGCCCTGGGAGAACTGGCAGCCGCGCAGGGTAGCTCGGCTCGGCAGGACATCGAAAAGAAGGCGATCGAGGACAACATCAAGGCGCAGGCTTCGATGTGGGAATCGATCGAAAGCACGGCTCACGATACTTTCGTAAGTATTTTCGATAGTGGCAAGAGCGCATTCGACCGTCTGCGCGACACGTTGAAAAACGGCCTGCTTGACCTCCTTTACCAGATGACCGTTAAGAAGTGGATTTTCAGTATTTCTGCGTCGGTGACGGGCGGGGCGTCGGGAATGGCACAGGCGGCAGGGATGCCAGGTGTGGGCGGCATGGACCTCAGCAGTATCTCGGGGGTGGCAGCAGCCGCGAAGACAGCCTACGCCGCAATCAGTTCCGGGTTTAGCGGGATATCGACCGCAGTTGCTGACGGCGTGCAGGGTGCCTTGTATCAAAGTGGCGCTACGACTCAGATTGCGAGCAACGGAGCATTCGCGCAGGGGGCTGGAACTGTTGCCGGATACGCTGCAGGGGCGGCGGTCGGCGTGTACGGCGGTCGCGCTGTCTCGAACGGCTATGCGATCAGCGGCTCTGGCAATGGCGTTGTCAACGCGGGTACGGCGATCGGCGCTATCGTTGGCGGTCCGATCGGTGCAGCGATTGGGGGCTTGATCGGTGGCGCGGCAAATCGCTTGTTTGGCCGGCGCCCGCGCCAGACAGAAGACACATGGCTGAATGGCTCCTTCAACGCTTCCGGCAACTTCCAGGGCGGCACGGATGACTGGTGGCGCGAGAAGGGTGGCGTACTCCGGAGCGATAAGTCGGGCGTTACGAAGACCGCGCTCGGCTCCAGTGAGGCGCAGTCTCTCACCGACGGCTATCAAGCGCTGAAGGCAGCCTCAGCGGATTTTGCGACGTCGCTCGGGTTGAGTGCGGAATCGATCAAGAACCGCTCGCAGAGCATGGTTTTCAGGCTGACGAACGATCAGGCCGCGAACGAAGCTTTGTTCGTGAAATTTTTCACCGACGTTGGCGATACGATTGCAAAGGAACTGGTTCCCGACATCGCCGCGTTTGCGAAGGCCGGCGAGTCTGCCGGCGCGACGCTGCAACGCATCGCTGAGGGTTATGCCTTCGTCGACGCTGCGCTCGAGGCGATGGGAACAACGTTCAAGAGCGTTGGCATCGGTTCGCTGAAAGCGCGGGAAAATCTGGTCGACCTGGTTGGTGGCCTGGACTCACTTGGAAAGGGGGCAGCGTTCTTTGCGGCCAACTTCATGAGCGAATCCGAGCGCCTGGCTCCGGTGGCAATTCGGCTGAAGGCGTCGCTCGCTGAGATGGGACTTGCTTTTGTCGACACGCGCGAGGAATTCAAAGCGGTGGTGATGGGGCTTGACGCGTCCGATGCCGACGACGCCAAGACCCTGGCGGGCCTGTTCAAGATTCAGGAGCAGTTTGCCCAGTTGTACCCGGCCACCGAAGCGGCGACAGATGCGATGTCTGCTGCACGCGAGGCGCAGGATGCGATGAGGGCCAGCCTGGAGGATGTCATCGGCAGCATGACTTCGTTCGGGGCGTCGACGCGCAATCTGAAAAATGATTTGCTGACGGGGAGCCTGTCGACGCTGACGCCTGAGCAGCAATATGCTGAAACGCGCCGCCAGCTGCAGGCAACCGTCGCTGCGGTGAAGGGTGGAGATGCGGCGGCGCAGGGGCAGTACTCCTCTGCGGTCACAGCGTTTCTGTCGGCGTCGCGGACGGTCAACGCATCGAACTCGACCTACTCTGCAGATTTCGCCGGCGTCTTGCAAACGACAGATGAGCTTTCGCAATGGGCTGCCGGTCAGGTCGACGTGGCGCAATCGAGTCTCAATGCCTTGAATGCGCAGGTCGCCGGGATCGGCCAGCTCAACGCCACCATGCTCGAAGTCGCACAAGGGGTTAGCAGCCTGCCAGCTGCGATTATTTCGCCGCCGCCTGACCAAGGGGCGTCGCCAATGGCTGCGCTGCTGTCAGAGGTAACAGCACTGCGAGTGAGCAACCAGGCGCTCACGACTGAGGTACAAGGGCTGCGCAAGGACCAGATGCACCAGACTGAGGATCTCATGCGCAATGCCACTAAGTCGGCGGCAGATGCGGCAGATGAAATGGTCCGCGGCACATCTGGAGCGGAGCGGGCGAAGCGTTGGGAAATTGAATCGGAGGCAAAATTAGTATGATTGACGATACCCAATTCGCAGCCTGGCTATCAGACTCCACAGCGCAGCGCGTGACGCTGTTTGAGATTGGCGTAAATAGTGAAGTCCGCTATTTGTCGAACGCCGATTACAAGGGCGGGTCGTCCGCAACTCCGTACGCTGCTGTTGTTGCGGGCGGACTCAAGATCGTCGAGTCGATTTCGCTCGGCAGTGAGGCAGCGCTCGTTGCAGGCGATATCGAGATCGTCAACGTCGATGGCTCGTTAGACTCCTGGCTGGGCGACGTGTGGGTCAATAAGACCGCACAGGCCTGGGTGGGCGATTATCGTTGGCCGCGCGAAGATTTCCGGTTGATCTTTAACGGGATCGTCGCCGACATCGGCAGCAGGAGCCGCGATCGCTTGAACATCAAACTTCGCGACAAGCTTCATCGGTTGAACACGCCGCTTACTGACGTGAAGCTTGGTGGCACGACGCCGAACAAGGACTCGCTGCTGCCACTTTGTTTTGGCGAGTGCCACAATGTCACGCCCCTGTTGATCAACCCGGCGACGCTGCAGTACCAGGTGCATGATGGCGCGGTAGAAAGCATCTTCGAGGTGCGCGACAACGGGAAGCCGGTTGCCGCCACGGTCGACAACGCGACAGGCAAGTTCACCTTGGCTGCTGCGCCGGCCGGAACGATCACCTGCAGCGTCCAGGGCGATAAGCCTGGCGGTGTATACAGCAATACGATTTCCAAGCTGATCCAACGCATCGTGACTGGGTATGGTAAGGCGAGCGACCGGTACGTCGCCGGCGACCTCGACGCGGTGAACCTGGCCGCGTTCGAGGCGGCGCATCCGCAGCCGGTCGGCTTGTATGTGCCGGCACGGATAAATGTGATCGAGGCATGCCGACAGCTGGCAAGCAGTGTTGGTGCTCAAATGGTGCCTTCGCGCGCCGGCCTGCTCCGTTTGATAAAGATGGTGTTCCCAACTGACGCGGCGTTGGAGATTCCGCGCGCCAACCAGGTCGATCGCTCGATCTCGATCGCATCGAGGAGCGATGTCGCCGCGGCTGTGAAGGTCGGCTTCTGTCGGAACTGGACAGTGCAGCCGGGCCTGCAGACCTCGCTGCCGGCGCAGCACAAGGACCTGTTCGCAATCGAATGGCTTTCGGTAACGCAGTCCGACGCCGGCGTGCAAGCTACCTACAAGCTGAACCTGGAGCCGGTGCAGCGGGATACTTGCCTGCTGGTGGAGGCAGACGCCGCTGCCGAGGCGACGCGGGACCTGACAAACCGAAAGGTGGTGCGTACGACGTACAACATGGAGGGCCCGCCGAGCTTGTTGCTGCTGGAACTCGGGGAGGCGCGGAAGCTTTTTAGTAATCGCTTCTTGCTGATCAATGGCAAGGCAGGGCTCGTCACTTCGATTGCGCCGGATTGGGGCAATTTTCACGTAACCGTAGAGGTCACCATCTAAATGGCAACCATCGTTAATACCCGGGATGTCCTCCTGCAGGCGGCTGTTCCGCGCTTCTCGACTTCACCAGTCGAGCAGGCCAGTGCGGCGGCAGCAGCAGCGCAGCAGGCCGCCATCACTGCAGCAAACCAAGCTGCTCTGGCTCTCACCAAGTACGACAACATCTCGAACGACGGGGTGCTTGACCGCAGCGAGAAAGCGCAAGTCGTTTTGGACTGGGCAGCGATTTTAGGAGAATTCAATAGTATTCAGGTGCAGGCAGACAACCTAGTGGTTACGCACACCTCGTTTGATAGCGCGTATGTTGCACTTTTTAATTACCTGAATGGACTGTCTCCTGCATTTAACGACACTACGCAAGATACTGGAATTGTTCGCACGACATTCAACTCAATGTGGACAGGCTACTTCAGCGCGAAAGTTGCACTGCTTAATGCCATCGCAGCCAAAGCCGCAGCCGCACCACTGGCGATTATCGGCGGACGGAACCTACACCCGGATGGCGGATTTGAGCGCGGAACACATCCTTGCACAGAGCGATCCGCAGCTGTTTTAAACGCATACCCGAACGACATAAGTTCCTACGCTGGAACCAAGTGCCTGTTCCTTGAAACCAATGGCGGGGACGCCTATCTCTACATCGGTGGGCCGAAGACACAGGTTGTAGAAGGGCGCCAATACGTGCTGTCTTTCATGTATCGGACCGCCACAGTGGGATCGATCAATTCCAGCAGTAGCTACATCCGGTACAGCAACGGAACCAACCTTATCTTGTCGCTGCCGCTGCTCAACACCTCGCACACCTGGACAGTATTTGAAATGTTGTGGACGTGCCCCACCGGTGTGACGAATATTGAATTCCGTTTTGGATTCAACTCGACCGGATATTCATGGATGCGGGCTGATTGCATTCAGGTGGAGGAGGGGAACAAGCGGACTCAGTGGATGCCAGCGCCGGAAGATGTCGCAGCAGACACCGCCATTGCCGCAACCACCGCGACAGGGCTAACGCTTGGAAGTACCGGAGTGCTCACGGGACCGGGCGGCGCGCAGGGTCAGATGACATCCCTACCAGTGATTGATCTGGGTGATGGCCCACACTTTGGTGCACGCAATCGTAACGACGCTCCCAGCGAATACCCGGTAGGCGCGTCTAGGCAATTCAAGGATGCTTATTATCTCGGGGTGCAGGGAACTTCCCCTTTTACGTATTGCAACCTTGAAACATCCAAGCAATATCTTGATAACTCTGGGGGTGGTGCTCAGCAGTACGTGTTTATCAACGACAAAACCTATCGTCGCTACACTACCCAAGCGGCCAATCCTAGCCCCGGCGCGTGGACCTCATGGGTCCTAGACCTTGACCGCAACGCATACACAGGTGATCTGGACGCGACAAAAGATATTTCTCTGGTGGCCGCTGGTGCCGGGACGGTGATCACAGGTAACTCGGTATCCCGATCAGGGCAGGTTGGATGGGATGGCGGAGCTTTTACCTATATGGGGTATGCGGGCGGGGCATCAGTGTCTTTTGAGCCGCTGTCAGGTGGTGACTGGATGGCCGGTCTGGACAGTAATCCTGCGCAAGACAGCAGCTACGTCAATATTGATTACGCTTTTTATGGCACAAGTAATGCCCTCTATTTTTATGAATCAGGTACGCCCATTACGAATGTGAACCACGGGTACGCCACAGGGGACGTACTGTCCATCATCTACGATGGCAGCACTGTCATCTACATGAAAAACAGGACCGTGCTGCGCACCGTGGCCGCGAACATTACCGCGCCATTGGGCTTCGACTCATCCATCATTTCCGGGACGCTGAAGAACATCCGTCTGAACCCATTGAGCAGCAATAATTTTGATTCTGTGGGCGGACCGAACAAGCCTGCCAACGGCGCGACAGTGGGCGCACCCTCCGGCACCAACGTGGGCAGCACTCCGGCCACAACGGTGGAGGCTAATGCAGCAGCAGGCGCCGCCGGAGCGAACAAGCTAAACAACCCGCCAGTGTTGGGCAACGTGTCGAACATTATCACGAACTATTCCGCTGGCGGTCCGGCTAAAACTGTTAGCACAATCAACATGAGCAGCACCGGGGGAACGGCCCCGTACAAGTATTCCTATACCTACACATCCCTCCAGTCCAATGACGAGGTGGAGATTACGTTCACCAAGTCAAGCAGCGGCGGCAATACTGACAACACATGCGTGGTCAAGGCATTGACGTTCACTAGTGGATTGGTGGACAAGGGGGAGCTAACGGTGACAGTTCGAGATGCTTCGGGTTTGACTGCCTCTTACACGGCTGTTGTGCAGATTACGTCAGTGCCTTAAGGAGGGATGCTATGAAAAATTTTGCAGGCGTTGACGAGAACGGCGATGTCGTTGTTCAACTAGCCTACGACGGAGCGATGGCTCTGGACGGCATGGGGCCTCCCAACCCTTTTCCAAACGGACCGTACGAGTATTTCGAAATTCCTGAGATGGAGTTCAATGAACCAAGGCCAACAAAAACCTGCAGGCTCAAATGGGTCAACGGCGCGCGGGCTTGGGTAGAGACGTCGACGCTGGCCGAGTTCAAGTCTCAGCGCGAGGCTGAGATCACCAAGGCCAAGATTGAGGCCAATGATGACTACTTCACCTTCCAGGGCAAGAAGGTCGCGGTTACCGAGCCCGACTTCAAGGAAATGCAGTCGATCTGTGCCTGGGTGGGGATGACGGGCACTATGCCCCCGAACTGGCCAGGCGGCTGGAAGGTCATGGGCGGCGGATTCGTCCAGTTCAGTACCGTGCCCGAGTGGATCAACTTCTACGGAGCCATGGTGCAGGCAGGCCTTAGCAACTTCATGAAATCCGAGCAGTTAAAGGCTCAGATCGAAAACGCAACCACGCACGACCAAGTCGCAGCGATTAACTGGTAGGGGATGATCTATGAATCTTAAGCATGGTTTTGTGCAGCTATTTATCGCGTTCGACCAGTTGTTGAACGTTCTCCTCAGTCCCTGCAGCGAGGAGACCTGGGCTGATGAAACACTGTCGTCTCGTTGCGGTCGGCTTGGTCATCGCTATCCCTACAAGTTCTACCGTCCGATCATCGATTGGATTTTCGGCTGGTGGCAAGGACCTGGGCACTGCGTCAACGCTTTCGAGAAAGAGAAGACACGCTATCAGTGCCCTCCGGCGATGCGTGTCCCTCCACCTGTAGCCAAGGAATAAGCTATATGCCAAATTTTCGAATAGTTTCGGATAACGCAATTGATCGGGCGGACAGCCTTATCGCGTCGACGACTGCCGGCGCGCTGGCCGCCTCTAACCTGAAGACGGACAAGAAATCGTCTGTGTGGCGGTCGACGGTCATTACAGCAACGACCCTCACTGCGACCTGGGCGATCGCGGAAACAATCGCCTGCGCGGCGCTGGCCCCTTGTAACCTGTCCAGCATCGCCACTATCCGCGTGCAGCTCTATGACGCGGTTGCCGGCGGCAACTTGTTACTAGATACGGTCACGCTGCAGCCAAATAAGCTTGCTTGCCCTGCAGCTGCGGTCCCTCTGCGCGGCTTCACAGCAGCTGCAGCGGCGAGCGCGTATGCGTACGGTGGTGGTGCCTGCGCGCGGATCTGGTTCGCGTCGACGCCTGGGGTAAAGCGTATGGTCGTCACGCTGACGGATGCGGGTAACCTGCAGGGGTACATCGAGGCCGCCAGGCTCATCGCAGGGAAGTATTGGTCGCCCACCTACAATGCTGACTATGGAGCCTCCTTGACCCGTCAGGACCTCAGCAAACACTATCGAACGGACGCTGGCGACCTGATGACAGATGCCGGCACCAGGTCGCGCAAGATGCAGCTTCCATTGAGCTACATGCCGCCTGCAGATCGCACGGCGCTGTTTAACATCCTCACCGGTAGCGGCATGGCCTGGCCGCTCCTGGTGAGCCTGTACCCCGACAACGCTGACCTCGAACTCGAGCGTGATCACACCATCTATGGCAGGCTCTCCAGCCTGTCAGCGATGATGATCGCCAACTTCAATGCTTACTCCAGTTCGCTCGAAATCGAAGAACTCTAGACCGCCTCGCTTCACTCACCAAACCCGCCTCGAGCGGGTTTTTTATTAGGTTGCCCATGCACCAGACCAATAGCAAGAAACCCGCACGTAAAGCGGTACCTCGCGCAGATGTGGAGGCCCGCCTGGAAAGGCTCGAAACCCTTGTCGAAAAGCTTTCGTTCGACACCCACGCGATCAAAGGAAACCTTGCCGCCAATACCGCACTCACCATTGAAGCTGTCGACAGCAACTCCGAAACCAAGGCGTTGCTGCAAAAAATCGACTTCAATCAGATGGCGGATTTGTTGGGTAAGTTCGAGAGCATGGCCGGGGGCGTGCGCGTGTTGGGATGGCTGGAGCGCCCGGCCAAATGGATTGCCGCAGTTGGTGCGGCTGTTGCAGTTATCTATTCACTTTGGAACTCAAAATGATCTTGACTCTACTTTCAATGCTCGGCGGCGGCCTCATGCGGATCCTGCCTGAACTTGTTGGCTTCATGAATAAGAAGACCGATAACAAGCACGAGCTGGCGATGCTGGACCGCCAGTTCCAACTCGAGGCGACCAGGTCGGCGGCTCGCGTCCATGAAATCGAAGTGCAGGGCGACATCAGCCAGGCCGTCGCGATGATGACTGCGCAGACCGAAGCGCTACGCGGTCAGATGCAGGTCGTCGGCGTGTGGTGGGTTGATGCGGCCAACTTCCTCGTGCGGCCGCTCACGACCTATTACTTCCTGCTGTTCTACGGAATCGTGAAGATGGCCACGATCGTGGTGGCCATGCGCGCAGCCGATCCGTGGGTTTCGATTATTCAGTGCTGGACGGATGAGGACGCGGCGATCTTGGCGGGGATCCTTTCGTTTTGGTTCGTTGGCCGCGTCTTCGACAAAAACAAATGAGCGCCATCAAGCTCGCTGTCCCGCTAGTGAAGATGGCCGAGGGGCTTTGCCTGCGGGCGTATCCGGATCCAAAGTCCCCTCTGTCAGATGCATTGTCGCAACGCAATCTCCTTCGGAAATACAAGGCATTCGCTGCTGAGATCCCGCCTGATCTGCGGCACCTTTCCGGAGCGCCGTGGACTATCGGCTATGGGGAGACACTCGGGATTGTCGAGGGCATGGTCTGGACGAAGGAAAAGGCCGAACTGGAGCTTGTGCGGCGCTTGGTAGGATTTGCCAAGGGCGTCCTCAGGCGCTGCCCCCAGTTGCATTTGGAACCGGACACGCGGCTCGCTGCGTGCATCTCGTTCGCCTACAACGTCGGCCTGGGGGCATTCGGCTCCAGCTCGGTCTGCAGGCATACGACCAGGCGAGAGTATCAAGCCGCAGCCGGGTCGCTCCGATTGTGGAACAAGGCGGGTGGCCGCGTGATGCCAGGCCTTACGACGCGGCGGGCCCTGGAGCGCGATCTTTACCTGCAATAGAAAAAGCCGAGTGCAGACGTCCGCACTCGGCGTACCTTTTGGCGTAACTTTGGTGTTTCAGGAGGCTATTCTCATAGGGTGGAAACCCTGCTGCATCATAGGCGTATGCTTGCCTTGGGGTATGTTCGCAACCTCTTGATTTGATACCATATTCATCGTTAAGCTATTGATTCCTCGGGCAATCCTTTAACATCGGGTTTCTTCGTTGATAGTCACAACGCCCCACAAAGCACCACAACACTTGCTAGTTTAGCGTAGCTTTTTTTGCGCTTTAAAAAAAGCTACGCTAAACTTCGCCTTCGTTTTCCCGCTCCTCGGGAAAAGCTACGCCGGACCTACGCCGGCAGAGGGCAATATGCAATTCGACGCGCGCGCGGCCAAGCTGCTCACTGCAGGACAGCACTTTACCATTTCCGATTGCCCTGGGTTGCGCCTGGAGGCATCGACCGCGCGACGCAGCTGGATCTATCGCTACAAAAGTCCCGTCGACGGGCGCATGCGCCAGGTCAAACTGGGCGAGTGGCCGGCCATGTCGCCGGCAGCGGCAGAGGTCGAGTGGGAGAAGCGCCGGGCCGATCGCGACGCTGGCGTCGACCTTTCGGCCGAGAGCAAGGCCGCGCGCGCCGCCGATCGGGCGGCGCAGCTGGTCGAGAAGGAGCGGCAGCGCAACGGCGTGCTGACGGTCGGGCGCGTTTTCGAGGAGTACCTGGTCGAGCGCGTGGAAAAGAACCGGGCCAAGAAGGGCGCAGCCGAGATCCGGCGCATGTTCAACACAATGCTTGGCGACACGGCGGACATCGAGGCTGCGACGCTGACCCGCAAGCAGGCGTTCGATCTGATCAGCCGCTACCTCGACATACCGGTCCAGGCGGCAAAGCTGCGGGCCGAGATGGGCGCGGCCTGGGACTACTCGCACGACGCCGGCCGGCTGCCCGAGTCGGCGCCGAACTGGTGGCGATTGATCATGCGCGGCCAACTTAAGAGCAAGGGCCGAACGATCGAGGGCAAATCTGTCGGCACGAAAAAGCGGGTCCTGGACAACGCGGAGCTGGCCACGCTGATTCCTTGGCTGCCCAACTTTTCGCGCCTGGCCGAAGACGTTCTCACGCTATACCTGTGGACATGCACGCGCGGGGCGGAAATTACGCAGATGGAAAAGCACGAGCTTAGCGACGAGATCGACGGCTTGTGGTGGACTTGCCCAAAAGAGAAGACCAAGAACGACTGGCGGGAGAATGCGGGCGACTTGCGCGTGCCCCTGGTTGGACGGGCCGAGACGATCGTGCGGAGGAGGGCGGCGGCAGCAGCGGGATCGTACTTGTTTCCTGCGAGGGGAGAAACGCCTTGGGTGCAGCAGAAGGTGATCGGTGTTGCGGTTTGGTCAGCAATGCCCTACAGCAAAGTGCATCCGGAACGGGTGCGGCCACGGCTGCCGGTGACCAGGTGGGCGCCGCACGATCTTCGACGCTCTGGCCGTACGCTGCTGGCAGCACTTGGCTGCCCTGATGATGTTGCCGAGGCGGTGATCGGTCACATGCCGCCCGGCTTGAAAGGCGTGTATAACTTGCACAAGTACGATAAGGAGCGGCGGCTTTGGCTGACCAGGTTGAGCGATCACCTGGAGAGCCTTGTCACCGCCTAGTTGGTTTTGCATTTTGACTTCTTCGCGCCGGTGTTTTCAGGCGGCAGGTTGTCGGCAACAGGGCGCTCCTCCGCCCACGCCTCTACTTCGCGGTACAGCCAGCCGACCCGACGAGGAGACAGTTCGCGCGGCTGCGGGAATGCCTTCTCGCGCACCAGGCGCTGCACCGCGGACTCGCTCAACGAGACGAATACCGCCACGGTGGGGAGGTCCAGCAGCAGCGGCGGTACTAAGTTTTTCATGACGTCTTTCCCTTCGTTTCGCTCATCGCATGGTCGACCAGGTCGCGGCCCTTGTAGCCCGCGATGAGGGCGCGGGCTAGCGCCATCGTCCTGGCATCAGCCAACGCCTCATCGTTGCCACAGATGATTGGGAGAACCCACTCAAGGCGGGTGGTGTCGGCGCTGTCTGCCGGCAGGATTGAGCGTAAGCGAGCGACTTCGTCACGAACGATATCCGCGCGGTGCTGTCCCAATTTCGCAAGCGGGAACCGGTTCTGCTGGAAGTCCGTCTGAATCCAATCGGTCTTGTCGATCCACTCCTTGTTAGCGACGTCGCCCGAGTGCATGAGCAGCACCCACTTATTTACAAAGGATGCGATATGCCCGAGGGCGTACCCGCCGATTTGCTGGCCGAACGTCTCGCGAAATACGGCTTGGAAAAGCGGAGTGTCGATGCTATCCCCCAGGTGAGGCCGCGGAGCGTCGATGCACGGACAGCGCATGCCCCAAGAAATGCCGGTACCGAAACAAGCCTCGCAGCCGGCAACAGCTCCCGCGTCGCATGCGCAAGCCTTGCCGAACGAGTGCCCTGTGCCGGAGCAGATGTCGCAATCGGCGCGGTTCATGCCTTCACCCCGCCAACGTGCTTCGCAAGGAAGGTCAGCAGCAGGTCCTGCAGGCCGTCGACGCATGCTTCGTCGCCGTTGTGCCAGCCTTTAGCGATAAGCTCCTGTGCGAACGTCTCGGCGGCGTCGCGGGTGAACTGGTGCGGCGTGCGTGCGCTGCCCATGACGTCGAGGAGCGATACCCACGGTCCGTGCTGGCGGTCGATCTTCATGCCGCCGTATGGGCTGGTCGTGTATCTGGTCAGGTCCGCGATCTGGACTATCACGCCGCTGAGGACCATCTTCTCGAGAACGGCGATACGGCGGAGGGCGCAGGGATACGGGTGTGCATCGGGGTAGCCGGATGCGGCCAACGGCATTTGGAAGGGCTTGTTCATGACTGGCTCCACAGGGAAGGAAAAAGCGCGATCGATCTTGCTCATAAGAGCGGCGCGATACTGGCCGAATGATTGGAAGGTGCAAGCATGCGAGTCATCGGCGATGACAGCCCGCAGCTGTAGCAGCTCGGGCGCAAGCACTATGCGAACTCCCTGGCTTCGACCGCCAAACGCGGCGGCTCGCTAAACTGGTTGAAGTCCACCAGGTCGACGCCATGCGTGAGGTAATCGCGGAACGCGTCGATCCCCCCGTTCGCGATCTCATCTGCCACTGCGTCGTAAAAAATACGCTCGCGCTTCGGTGGAGCTTCGACAACAAACAGCCGCCGATTTGTTGCGCTCAGGGGGAGGAAGTTTTCAGACCCGGATAGGAAGACGAAATTGATCCGGTTGTCGATCTGGACGGGCTCAAGTCCCTTGCGGTTAAGTTCAATCTTTGGCGATGTTACGAACAAGCTTATCGCCGCCTTGGCAACCGGCTGTGTGGTATCGACAAGCGCAAAGCGGGCAGCGTGTGCCCAACCGTTAAACGCCCTGGATAAGTCATTTTGGTGAAGAACGCGGGCCGAATGAGAGTACATCGCGGCCATGACCATACCGAAGAACATCGTGCTTCCTGTGCCTGGCTGGCCGTTGACGTGGATGGCGTACTGCATCTTCGCGCCCGGATGCTGCAGGGGGTAGGCGAGCCACTTGACCAAGTAACGGTAAGTGCGCTGGTCGAAGTCGCACAGGTGCATGAGCAGCGCGTTGATGTTAGTGCAGTTGGCGGGCATGGTTTTCGGCGTCGGCGTGATGACACGGCTCACCGTGCGGATTACGGTCTTGGCCGAGGTAACGAGGCGCTTGATGAGTGCGTTTGTGCTTGGGTGCATGATGATCCTCTGTGAGTTAGGCGGAAACTTCAGTGTTGGGTGCATCGACGGCGGCGCACTGGCGGCTGGCGAGCGCTTCGTCGCCGGTCTTTGGGAAGGGCCATGCGGCTGCGGGGGCTAATTTCTGTTTGGTCTTTGCCTTAGGAGCCTCGGCCACAGTCGCCAGCTGGTCGACGTCGCTGCTTTCTTGCCCGGCTGGAGGTGCCGCCTGCATTTCCGCCGGCGCTGGTGACTCGATCAGTACGAAGCCGTCCTGGGTGTACTTGAACCCGCAGGCCTTCGCGGCCCGCTCAAGCGCGCCAACTAGGCAGCCTTCTACCTTGATGATGTTTGCCAGTTCATTGATGCGGTTGGGTGCGGTTTTGATGAACTTGACCAGGTCGTCGTAGTCCATTCCGCTGATGTCGATAGGCGATGGGAAAAGCTCCTCGCGCACGGCATCAGGGTCAATTCCTTCCGCTTTTGCCATCGAAAGGACTTCTGCGAAATTCTCGTCCGCGTGGCCGTTCTTAAGGTCCCAGTAGCCGACTTCAAGCGACTCGCCAACGAGCAGGTCAATAAGTATGAGCTGGATTTCTGGCAGCTCGGCCTGGTCGATGTGGGCGCAAATCGATTTGACGTTGGAGGTGTCGAAGGCGTAGACATCGCTGAGAAGGTCGTCAGGCAGTCTCAGCATGCCCGTGGCCAGCTTCGTGAATTCGCGTAGCGACTGCAGGCTGAACCCCGTTGCGCCCTTGGCGCGGAAGCGCTTGTAGAGTTCGACGCGGAAAGTGGTTTCGTCGTCAGCTTTTTGCGTCAATTCTTGTTGTGCCTTCGCAGCAGCAACTTGCTTCGCAGACGCCTCTTTCATTGTCGGCGTTGGATTTGCTTGCCGCTCATCGCGCGCAGCGATTGATTCGCACACACCTGCTTTTTCGAGTGCAGATTGAAGCGCGGTCACCTCGTAGATTGGTACCAGCTTATCGCCACTTTTTTTGTAAGCCTTTACCGCCCCGCCGATACTAAGATCCGCCAAAACCTTGTGCAACGGCGCGTAGTAGTTCTGACTGTCGACAATGCGTTCTAGGCAGTGTCCTGCGTACTGGTCGGCCACAACGAATTTCTCCTCGCCGACAAATTCGCTCACTGCGTCACTGGTTTCAAGAACTGGAATCCCTTTCTTGTTCGCCTGGACGATGAGGCGTGCCGTCACTGCGCCCCGTTTCTCCGCGAAGCAATCGGGGTCCGTGCAGACGTCTGCACTTACGTCCACAAACACTTCGGGCTGGTTGCCGGTTCGCTTGGGGCAGGCCGTGCAGCTGCCCGCAGCGGCAAGCAGTTTGATGTCGTTCAACTGGAATGGCGCGGTCGTCAAATCAAGCATGTAGCGCCCCTGGATGTGGGCGACCGCCTCGCGGTACGACATTGGGTGCCAATTCGGATTGTCCTCGCGTACGATTTCCTTGTAGGCCTGCAGTTGCAGCGCCGGCACGGCGATCCGGGCGATGATCAACGCCGTCGACGGGGAGATTTTGTCGTTCAGGAACTGTTCGCGAACCTCGGTCGTCAACGCGCACAGCTTGAGCCGGCCATAGACATAGGCTTTGCTTTTCTTGATTTCTTCGGCCAGTTGGTCTGCGTTGTAGCCGTGAGTGAGCATCAGTTGCTCATACCCGGTGGCCTCCTCCATTGCATGCGGGTCTTCGCGCTGCAGGTTTTCGAGAATGCGAATCTTCGCGGCCTGGAGGTCCGACAGTGGCCGCACCATAGTTGGGATGGTGGTCAGCCCGGCGATCTTCGACGCGCGGTAGCGCCGCTCACCGGCTACGATCTCGAACGGCTCCGGCTGCGCCTCGGTCGGCGTAACTGGGCGGATCAGAATGGGCTGCGCGACACCGTCAGCCTTGATGCTCGCGGCCAGCTCCCGCAGGGCGGCTTCGTTGAACCGCTTGCGGTTGTCGGGCGAAATGCGGATCTGGTCAATTTGGCTGATGCGGAACTCGCCGTCGGGTGCGACTTCGACAGTTGCGATTGCGTTTTTGTTGTTAGATTTTTTCATGATGGTCCCATGGGTTTTTGAGGCTGTTAAGATTAAAAATTTAGTAAGGGAAATTCGAATGGCAGAACTGTCGATGTCGTATTCAAAATTGAATCAGCAGGCATCCGAAACGGCTGAGAGCTACTTGTTCCGTGCTATCGCATCGGTAGAAGCCGTGATGGGGGAGGGTGCGGCAGCCAAATATCCTGCGATCGTGGCCGCCGTTATCGCTGCGGCGGCAAGCGACTACGCGGCGGCGATGATCAGTCATCGGTTGGTGCCTGCGCTGGACGACGTTTCGGCGGCGATCGGGGGCGTTGCCGATGCTATCTCCGTCGCCGATGCGTGAGATCTAGCTACAAACAGTGCGCCGAGTGGGCCGCATACCTGCCCCGGCTCCCGCACCTTTCTGCAAGGCTTCGGGGTGGGACCGTCGACTAGGTCGATGTCGGCGGCCTGCGGGGCGGCGCATCCTGGCCCCTCACCCTTGAGTGGCGCCCGCCGGTGTACGCAATCTCTGCAGAAAAGAGTTGGTTGCAAAACTGTAGTCATGGTTGTTGTCTCAGGTTAGGAGTGGTTGGGGGTGGAAAATGAGAGGGTGACGCCGACGCCGCCCGGCAGGCGGACTTCGACGAGCCATGTGGTGTGGCCCTTGCGCAGCTGTTGCTGCGGGCGGGCCGGCTCGCTGACCTGATAGCCTCGAGTGCGCATAAGGTCGAAGACCTTGAGCATGTCGAGGCGCTTGCCGTCCGCCGATACCTGGGCGGGAGTGCAGACGTGTGCACTACAGAACGCGTTCAGGCGTCCGAGGTCGCGAGCGTCCTCCAGGGCGTGGGCCAACTCGCCCGTGCCGGGTGGAGTGGTGTGCGCGCGGACTGGTGCGCGGACGGCGGTGGTTGGCATGGTTAGTCCGCAATGCCCGGCTGTTTGGCAGGCGCGGGAGTGACGGTGACTGCGCATGCCCCAAAGCGTTCTAGGGCGTTCATCAGAACGGCGGCGCTATCGGTGCCGATGGCGGAGTACGTAAAGCGGGAGCGCTCCGTCCGTACTTGCACAACGAACGCGCTCATGCTGGCTCACCAGCGACAAACGGGATCAGAGCGCAATGTGCTAAATGTGGGTCGCCGAGTGGCTGCTGGCACTCGATGCATTTTGATGGGCTGCGGCTGATAGGCCGAGGAGCAACCGGGTGAGGGAGCTTAATGCCGGCAATTTTCGCAGCACTGTAAAAGTCGACGGAGCCGTCGTGCGGGTGGTTCGTTAGTACGATGGAGTCATCGTCCACCTTGCCGCCGGGTATCCAGTTATCGACGATTCGCGTTTTGCCGAAATGGGCCGCAAGCGCTTTTGCGTACGTAGATTTGCCGCACCCGGACTCACCATAGATGACGATCCCGGTGGATGCGGCTTGTGGAAGAGACGTGTATGCTTGCGTGTATGACATTCGTGATTTCCATTCATTTCTTGATTGAATGGAAGAATAATACACGAATGTATAAACAATTCAATGCACAGATGCATAAATTGTGGCGTTATTGCTCGCCCGCTAGATTCGAGACGGCAGGAAAGGTCAGAACGGCAGTGCGGGCTCCGGAATCGGCGTTGAGAGATCAAGCGTCTCTAGTTGCAAGTTCTCGAGCTGGATTAAGGCGAGAAGGACGTGCGTTTCAAAAGGGGCGTACGCTCTTAAACCATTGTCCTCGATAGAAACTAGCATAACGGGCACTGCAGGGCGTTGGCGTTGAATTTTGTCGATCATGGCGGGGCCGGTCTCAGGCGTCGTAAATTTGGACGGAACTATCGCGATCAATATCGGCGCTCCATACGACGTAACCTCAGCAACGCTTACGATCACTCAACGTCCATTTCCATGCGAACAACTCTGCCGAGTACTCGGGAGTCGTTGTCTACAGCGCGGCGGCCGTATTCTGGTAGGGGATTGTCCGATGCGAGATACCACTGTCCTGCGTGGCGTTCCATTCGTTTTACCATCGGTCGTCCGTTGTGGTTCACGGCAAACAGCTTGCCGTCTGCAGGGAGGATATTGGTTCGGTTCGCAACAATTATCGTCCCATCGGGAATTGTTGGGTACATGCTTTGGCCGCTTGCCTTGAAGGCAAACAAGTCGCCGGGGGCCATCCTTTTCGAGCGTAGCCATTCAACAGGAAGGCTAAGTGACACTTCCTCCTCATATTCCCAATCCGCGTCTACGCCATCAACGCCCAGGTAGACCTGTCGCTTTAGCATTCGGATCCCAATGAACTGTCCCTCGCCGTCGCCGTCACCGGACTCAACTTTGATGATCCCTCCGACGCCTGCATCGCTTTGCTTTTCCATTGGGCCAATGCCTTCATAGAGCCATTGGAACGAAACGCCACAGGCATCAGCTAACAGCTTGATTGTGTTGCCCGACGGACTTTTCTTGGCCGTGTCCTTCAAGATCCGGCTAATTGTCGGCTGTGGGATCGTCGCGGCATCTGCCAACGATTGTTGGTTGAGAAAGCCTGCCCACTGCATGGCCTGTTCGAGTCTGTGTCCTATTGTCATTGCGGGAATATACGCCCGTGTATAGGCAGGTACAACACCGCATACATTTAGGTATTGCATAAATATTCGTTCGTGTATAAAGTCATGCTCATGGACAAAGACATCTCTACCCTGCTCAGGGAAATTAAGGATATTTCAAAGTTGAGCGAGCCACGCATAGCGGAGCAGCTTGGCACTTCTCAACCGACAGTGAATCGGATCCTTAACGGCCAGGGAGACTGTAAGGGTCGGACGTTCAAGGCTATTGCGGAGATGCACGCCAGAGTAGTTGGCGCTTCTGCGATTAGCGCAGTCGCTGAACAGCGAGATAGTCCGCCCGCTACCTAAACCGCGCTTCTAGACATTTTACGCCTCGTCGTTTTTTAGACGGATACAGTCACATCATAAAAATTTCCAACAGGAAATAATTCTTGGGCAATTCTCGCTTGCAGCCTACGAAGCTTAACGAATCGAAACAAATTAGCAAACCACCAATACGAGGGGAAGTTGTGGAAATCCGAGAATCTTATCTTGCCATGATCCGGGCCATGTCCGGAGGCTGGGGCGCAATGTGCGGGGCACTGGCGATGTCGCGCGATGCGGTCGAGAACCGCGTGTATGAGCGCAAGGGGCAGGGCGTACTTGTCGAGACAGCCCTTGCGATGCAGAGCTTTTCAGGCACAACGCTTTTTGCTGAAGCGATCGCGACAGCAAGCGGCGGCACCTTCGTGAAACTCCCTGCGGATGTGTCGGGCAAGAACGACATCCTCATGAACAAATTTCAGGAGTTGTACACGGAGCTCGGGCAGTTCTCCAAGGATTTCGCTGAGGCGACCGCCGACGATGTTATCGACAAGGGCGAGCGCAAGATGCTGGAGGCAGACGGCGCGCGATTGCACAAGGTCGTGGCCGAACTGATGGGCCTGACGATCCGCATTTATTGCCCCAATGGCGGGCAAGAGGAGTCCGCGCAATGAGTACCGTCCTCGACGGCCCTCGCGCCGGCAGCCGCGCCTTCATGGCGTTGAAAAAATTGAACGACATGGGCGGGCAGGCCAGCGTTGCCGAGTGGATGCGGTTTTGCGCATGGGATATCACTGTCAAGTCGTTTCGCGCCGAGTGCGTCGATAAGCTATTGGTCCGCATGAAGTTGTTTGCGCGGGGCGACATCTACTTCATCAGCGACGACGGCATGATCCACCTCGGGCTTTCCCCCGACGCGCCGCGCAGCGCGCCGCACGGCTTGGTCCCCGCTCCCCAGGCGCCAGCGCAGCGGCCCCTGCGATCGCAGAACAAGGTGCGGCTGCAGGTAATGCGTGAGGGAGCGTTTGACTATATGGCCATACCGTCATTGCACGGCAGCGTCCGCGTTGAACACAAGACCAGCCTCGCGATCGCCGGAGTGCAGCAAGGATGAGCGACGTCGGGCAAGTCATCGCTCAGATGGTCGATCACGACATGCCCCAGCTGCCAGCTGGGCATCCGAAGCTCGACGGGAAATTTAACAGGTTCGGCAAGGGCAAGAAGGCTTGGTACATCCTGCGCGAAATGACGCTCAAGTCTGGCCGCGTCGTCGTAACCGGCGCGTTCGGCTTCTTCCAGGGCGAGAACCGCAATACAGTGCCTGTCACCGTCGACATGCAGGCGATGACGGAAGAGGAGAAGTCTGAGTTCTCCCGGAAGCAGCGCGCCACCGAAAAGGACGAGGCGGAAAAGAAGGCAACCGCAGCGCGCCTTGCTGCTGGCCGAGCGCGCGACTGGTGGAAGAAGGCGGAAGCCAACCCGGTTGAGCATCCATACCTGGTGCGCAAGCAGGTCGATCCGATGGGTCTGCGCGTAACCAGTGATGGCATTCTGCTGATCCCATTAATGCGCGACGGCCAGTTAGTCGGCCTGCAGAAGATCGACAGGGCAGGTGAGAAGCGCTTCAGCGATGGCATGGAAGCGGCGGGTGCATCGCACACGCTTGGCTCGTTTGTAGGCGCAGACGTGATCGCGGTAGGTGAGGGTTACGCGACCGGCGCAAGCGCTCGCATGAGCGTTAGCGCCATGATCGACCTGCCCGTCGCGCTGGCCTTCAGTGCCGGCCAGATCATGGCGGTAGCGAAGCGTTTGCGCGTGAGCTACCCGGATGCGCATTTGCTCTTCCTCGCTGACGATGATTACCAGTTGACCCAACGATACGTCGAGCGCTTGCGCGAGGAATTCAAAGTATCCGCGCTGGTGGCGATCGATGGGCAGCCGCACCTGGTGCTGGCCGACGACGCCGCCGAAGTGACAGTTACCGCATGGTGGCGCACCGATCCGCAGGGTATCCGCTACATCGAGGCCGACATCCGCCGCGGTCGTATCGTCCGCAACTACAAGTACCACAATGCAGGCGTGGCCGCGTGCCACGCAGCCGCAGCCGCAGTCGGGAATGCCTCCGTTGTCATGCCCCTCTTCAAGGAACGGGGCGACCTCAAGCTCACCGATTTCAACGACCTGCACGCGGTGGAGGGCATCGAAGCAGTCGAGGCGCAGATCGCGCTTGCCCTTCTCGCTGCGAAGCAGCCTAAACTTGATTCCCCTGCTTCTGGTCGGGCCGGGGACCAGGAGGCTCTTGTCCTTCCTGCTGCGCAGCAGCCCGAAAATGGTTCCCCCGCCCCCCTCGCGGCGGCAGCCGCCCCTGTTCGCGCTGCTTTGTCGCTTGTCGCCCCTCCGGTCCCCCCTCCCCCCGGCGCGAAGCAGCCGCCTGAAGGCGACGATCCGCCAGCGGATTTTAACGAGCGTTTCGACTCAGAACAGGCGTATGAAGGCCCGTTCTCGGTCCCTGGTGCGCCTGACGGCCCGGGGGAGGGGGGCGAAGACGAAAAGTCGCGGAAAAAGGATAAGCCTAAAAAGATCTACGGGCAGGCGCACTGGGACCAGGTTGACGATGTGCTGGAGAACTTCATTTTGATCTACGGCGAGGACCTGGTGTGGGACTGCCGGCAGCGGATGCTGATGAAGCTATCGGCTATGCGCACGATCGTGCAGAACAATGACGTGATGAAGTTTTGGGGCGGTGAGGCACGTAAGTGGGTCTTGAAAAAGAACATCGTGTTTGACCCGAGCGAGACGCCCAGTCCGGCCAAGAGCGGCCCTACTGCCACGGTCAACCTATTCAGCGGTTGGAAGATGATGCCCAAGAAGGGCAACTGCATCCAGATCCTGACGCTTCTGTCGCACCTGTGCAACGGCGTCGAGGAAATGGAGACGTGGATCGCGCGCTGGCTTGCCTACCCGCTGCGCAATGCCGGCGCGAAGATGGAGACCTCCATCATCATGCACGGCGACGAAGGGTCCGGTAAAAATTTCTTCTTCGAGAAGGTCGTCAAGGCCATCTATGGCGAATACGGCTACGTCATCGGCAATGCGCAGCTGGAGTCGAACTTCAACGACTGGGCCTCGATGAAGCTGTTTATGGTGGCAGATGAAGTGGTCACGCGGGCCGAACTGAAGCAGATGAAGGGGAAGCTCAAGTACCTGGTATCGGGCGACACCGTCATCGTCAACCCGAAGGGGCTGCCCGAGCATAGCGAAGCAAACCAGATGAACTTCGTCTTCTTGTCAAACGAGCTGCAGCCGCTTGCGCTCGACAAGACTGACCGTCGCTACCTGGTCGTCTGGACCCCGCCAGCGCTCGACCGGAGTTTCTACGTCGGCGTCGCCAACGAGATCGCGGCGGGCGGCATCGAGGCGTTCTATCACTACCTGGTGCATGAGCTGGATATGGGGGACTTCAACGAACACACGAAGCCGCTCTACAACAAGGCCAAGGACGCGCTGATCGAAAAGAGCCTTGCTCCCGCCGAGCGCTTTTATCGCGAGTGGTCCAAGGGCCTGCTGCCGCTCCCATTCGTCACCTGCAGCGTGAACCGGCTGTATGAGGCGTTCCAAATCTGGTGCGGCCGCTCGGGCGAGTCGAAGTACACGTCATTGACGATGTTTAGCCCTGCAGTCGAGCGATACGCGGGCGGCGAACTCAAGAAGGCGACGATCAAGTACGACCTGGCCGAGAGCGTCAAACAGCGCTACGTGTTCTGCGTGGGCACTCCTCCGGTCGACAAGACGCTTCGGGAGTGGGCAGAGGGCGCTGCTGGCGTGTTCGAAAGCGCCTTCAAGCTGTATCGCAATCGGGATGGCAGCAATGTTGAGACTTAACCCTCAACATCGGAGCAACCCTCAACAAGCAGAAGCCCCGTAGGTAAGGGCGATGTGGACAGTGTTGACAGTATTGAGGGTTTAATTTTGCTCCACGCGCACGTAAGGCAGTAAAGGCAAGCCGAGGAATGATTCGACTGCTTTGATTTTCTGAATGGATTTTATTTTTACTGTCAATAGTCTCAATACTGTCAACAAACCCAATAGGAATAAGGGTTAAAGGATGTTGAGGGTGTGTTGAGGGTATTGAGGGTTTGCCGAAAAGAAACGCTTATAGAGAACAGGCGGACGGAATGGCGAAAGGCAGGCTGCGGGATCAAATGCCAGGGGCGGCGGCGTTGATTGATGATCTGCGAAAGGCGTTCGGTGAGAAATATATCGACGACCTCATTCAGGCGGGACGGGCCGGGAAACCGGTCTTCTCGATCAGCGAGAACGGGATCACGGTGGGGACGCCGGTCGAGGCAGGGGTAAAGGTGGTGCGGAACGAGGCGGGCAGGCACTGCGTGGTTGTGCAGGCCGATGGATCAAGGAAAGAACACAACATCGACGCTGCAAGGCGCGTCGCTAAAAAAGGGGATATCGAATGGAAGTGATGGCAGAGCAGGATCAGGCAATATTCAGGGACGCAGGCCAGGCCGTGCATGTGGCCTTCCTGGTGATGGCACAGGAGGCAATGCAGGACGCGCCGTTTCGCAAGGCGCTGATTCGCGCGATGGAATCTATCCACCTGGACAAGGGGCAGACTCACTGGCTCGACCAGCTGCGCGGCGAGAAAAGCGGCGCGATCAACTTTGAAGGGCTCAGCGGCGGCGAAGTCCGTGCGCAATGCGCGATGATCACGCAAGCGGTGAAGACCAATCTTCCTCCTGTAGAGCGATGGGTCTTGCAGGCCAAGTATGGTGAGACTGAGTTCGAAGATGTGGCCGATGGTGGGGACGAAATCGGCGCAGCGGCAACCCTTGAGCGCGCGTTGGAAAAGGTCCGGTCTCTGCGCCTGAAGCTGACGCAAGCACAAGCAGAACTCAACAGTGCGACAGTTCCACGCTCCGGCCACTCCCCTGACAAGGCTGAGCGCGCTAATTTCGAGAGCGCTGCCACCGCTGTAAGTCTGTTGCGTGGCAGGATTGCGACTGCTGAGAGTGCGGTGCAGGTCGCCCAGGTCGCAGTAGGTCAGCAGAAGGCATGCCGCGCGCTCGACAATGGACCCTTGCCGAAGGGCGAGGGTGGCGTGGTTACCCGTCGATATGCGTTCTCCGCTGAACGCATTGCCGCGATCACAGGGCTGTCCGATTACTTTCAACCCATGTTCCCCCGCATCAAGCCGCTTGCTATGGACGTGATGCTAGGCAGGCTGTTTGCCAACCACAAGAAGCTGGATATCAGCACACGAGACATGGCCGCGCAATTCGGAGGAAACTACAAGATGTACATGCGCGCGGGGTGGAAGATCAAGAACCAGGTGCGCGAACTGGAGGCGATGGCGCTGGATCGGCTCGGCCCTATCTTCACTGCGCACGGAGTCATCGAGGTCGACGAGTCACGCGCGATACAGCAAAAGCGGTAAGTTCATCAAGGAATTTAATTACGATAGGAAATGATTTCCTGATTGCACAAAGTGTCCCAGCCGATATATATTCTCGTCATTCTCGGAGTAACTGTGTACGAAGCCCGCAAACGCGGGCTTTTTGCATTCTGAGCGTCCGGCGCTACGTCATGCGCGCACTTCAATCCAAAGCGAAAGGTGGTGATCCTTCTCGATCCGCAATCACAAGCGGTGGATATACGCTTTCCTGTTTGCCCTGCCTAGCAGGGCTTTTTTATTTATGCCTCACCTGGTAGTGCAATGATAAGGTGCGCCCGCCCGATCCTCAAGCGATTGCTGGACGGGCAGCGCTGCATCCTTGTGGATACCAGGTGCAGACGTGTGCACTGATTGGAGCGCTATGGTTACCCGGGCCAAGACGATATGCCGTCACGCTGGCTGTCCCAAGCTGGTCGACGTGTCAGGCCACTGCGAGAAGCACGCAGCGCAGCATCAACAGCAGTCTGATGCTAAGCGCGGTTCCGCTTCCTCTCGGGGCTACAACCACAAGTGGCGCAAGGCGCGCATCACATTCCTGAAGCGGTCGCCCCTGTGTGCTGAGTGCGAGCGCGAGGGGATTGTGTGCGCCGCTACTGTGGTCGACCACATCAAGGCGCACAAGGGTGACCAGGTTCTGTTCTGGGATACATCGAACTGGCAGAGCCTTTGCAAGCAACACCACGACAGGAAGACAGCCATCGAAGACGGCGGCTTCGGTCGCCTGTCCCTTTAACCACAACACCAGAGGCACCCCATGAACAAAGAGAGCGCAACACAAACGGCACTGCAAATGCTCCGGTTCTCGGTGGCAGAAGGGCACCGACGCATAATTGGCGCGCGCCCGGATATGATGAATTCCATCTTCTGCGACATCGCACGCCGTGTTGAGGTGGTGGCAGATGCCTGCCTTCGCATCATGGACATCGAACGAATAGCCGGCAAGCCTCGTGCTGCCATCGCCGAACCGAACGACACCGTCATCATTACGGTGGATCGCTACCTCACCGGCCAGCAGCTGCAGGTCGTTGGCGCCTACTACCAGAAGAAGCTGCCGAACACGAAGATCGTCATGCTCTCTGGCGGTGTGTCGGCACAGGTGGTCAAGACCGAGTCGTTGCCGTCGGCCATAGAAATTCCTGTTTTGTGACGGAAGGGGGGTACCCAAAAGGTTGGGGCTTCCCCCTAGTAGACCGTCTGTTTCCCTTAATTTTGCGTGGCCCGAAAATCCAAGAGGGGGGGGTGTCAAAACCAGCCCGTCTGATTTTGAGGGGCCACTTTTTTTTGAACGGAGTCCTCCATGAGCGCACCGAAGCATCTAGCGGGTCTGCCGGGCGTGAACAGCGCAGCGGCTGCCACGTTCGATCGCATCAATGCGATCATCGAATCCGCTGTTCCCGACATGCCGGCCAAGCTGTCGGCCAAGGAAAAAAAGGTATGGCACCACGTCACCGCGGCGCTACTCGAATACGGCCTGGTGCATCGCACCGACGGCTTGGCACTGACGATCATCTGCCGCACGTTCGTCGACTGGGTCGAGGCGACCGAGCAGCTCGACAAGTACAAGGCCGATCACGAGGGTAACTACATCACGGAAAGCGCGAATGGCTACCGCTCACCGCATCCGCTTTATTACGTCGCCCGCGATCACAAGAAGTCGCTGCTGCAGTGGCTTCCCGAAGCCGCGTTGACGATCCCGAGCTTTCAAAAGATCAAAGGCAGCTCGGTCGAGAGCAACCAGGGCAGCCTGTTCGATGATCCGATCGAGGCGTTCAAAAGCAAGAAGGCCGGCATGGGCATGCGGCTTGTGAAATGAGCGCGCAGGTGGTCGACACGTCGCAATCGACGTTCGACTGGAACGAATACGGGCGCGCCGTTATCGCCGGCGAGATACCTGTCTGCCGCTGGACTCGCATGGCGGTCGAGCGACACTACCGCGATCTTGAGGTCGGCCACCTCCGGGGGCTGTGGTTCTCCGACGACCTGGCGCAGCACGCCCTGGAGTCGTTCTTGTTCCTGAAGCATTCCAAGGGCGAATGGGCCGGCCAGACGTTTGTGCCAACCCTTTGGCAGCAGTTTTGGGTCGCCTTAGCCTTCGGCTGGATGCGGGATGACGGAACGCGCCGTTTCCGCGAGGTGTGGGAGGAGGTCCCCCGCAAGAACGGCAAGAGTACCAAGCTCGCCGGCGTGGGGCTGTATCTGTTCTTCTTCGATGGGGAGGGGGGATCGGAGGTCTACACGGCTGCGACGAAGATGGAGCAGGCGAAGATTACGCACGATGAGGCGGTCCGCATGGTTGCCGCCAGTCCGTACCTCCGCCGTCAGATTTCCGAGCGCCGCAGCGAACTGTTCGTTCGGGGCAAGGCTGACAAGTTCGTGCCGCTCGGGCGCGACTCGAACACGATGGACGGACTGAATCCGCACGGCGGGATCCTGGATGAGGTCCACGCCCACCCGAATCGCGAGATATACGACGTCATCAAGTCAGGCATCGGCGCGCGTCGGCAGCCGATGATCTGGCAGATCACAACGGCAGGACTCAATCTGGCGAGCTTCGGGTACGAACAGCACAAGCATGCGATCAAGGTCCTCGAAGGGAAAGAGGAAAACGACGAGCTGCTCGCGATCGTGTACACGGTCGACGATCCGGAGAAGTGGACCTGCCCGATCGAGCATGCGAAGGCGAACCCGAACCTAGGCGTGTCTGTGTACGTCGATGGCTTGCGCCTGGCTTGCGAGTCCGCTGTAAAAAAGCCGACGGAGCAAGCAACGTTCAAGACGAAGCGCCTGAACATTTGGCTTAGCGGTGGCGAGACGTGGATACCAATCGCGAACTGGCGCAAGTGTGGTGACAGCACGATCAAGCTCGAAGATTTCGAGGGGGAGGAATGTTGGATAAGTCTGGACCTGGCAGAAAAGAGCGACATTGCGGCCATGTGCCTCATTTTCCGGAGAGGCGGCAAGTTCTACGTGTTTTTCAGGTTGTACCTGAACGAGTTCGAGGTCGACAAACCGGAAAACGACCACTATCGACGCTACCAGCTGCAGGGTGAACTGATCGTCAACCCGGGAAATGCGACCGATTTCGACGTTATTCGGGCGGATATTGAGGCGTTTGCGAAGCGCTTCGACGTCAAAGAAGTGCCGTATGACCCGAAATTCTCTTCATATTTCGTGACAAAGCTGATCGAAAAAGGCCTGCCGATGGTCGAGATCTCGCAGACGTCATCGCATTTCACGATGCCAATCATCGAGATTGAGAACAAGGTGCTGACCGGCGAGCTGGTACACGAGGGGAATACCTGCATGGAGTGGATGATGGGTAACGTCGTCCTGCGCGAGTCCAAGTTCAGCGGCCTCAAGCATCCAACCAAAGACAAACCGAACGAGAAAATAGACGGCCCCGTTGCCATGCTTATCGGCATGGGGCGGGCGCTGGTGTTCGTCGACGACGACAACATCGATCAAGGCTTCGTGGGGTTATAAATGTGGAATAAATTGAATACCTGGTTGGGACGCAGTCCGAAGGATGGCGTCCAAGAGGACTTTGGCGCTATTGCGCATGCTCCGCCAGATTGGCCCGCAGTTAAGGATTCTTACGGCTCAGTGCAGACGTCTGCACCGGTTGCGGGGATATCAAACGAGACGCAAATGGTCAAGCTGAGCGATCCTCAGGCCGTCCAGTTGCTCGGCAGCGCGCCGGCTGCCTCTGGATACGCCGTCACTGAATTGAGCGCGATGAGGGTGTCGACTGTCTACGCGTGTGTGCGACTGATCGTTGGAACGATCGGAGGCATGCCCCTGCGGATCTACGAACGCACCCCTACCGGGCGAATGGAGGTCCAGTCGGACTTGTGGTACTTGCTCAACGAGCAGCCTTGCGCCAACTTTACTGCCGTGACTATGTGGGAATGGGTGTTGAAGTGCCAGCTCCTGCGCGGCGATGGCTTCGTTCAGATCATCCGGGACCGGCGCGGGAAACCGATCCAGCTGGTCCCGCTGAACCCCGATCGCGTGAAGCCGGAGCTGGTGGGAGGAAGGCTGTTCTACGCCGTGCTGCCAGTAGAGGGCAAGGCATACGGCCTCGACCAAGACGACATGCTGCACTTTCCTGGGTTTGGCTTCGATGGCGTCTCAGGTATGTCGGTTATCAAGTTTGCCGCATTCCAATCCATCGGCATTGCATTGGCCGCCGATGGTTTTAGCGGCAAGTTCTTCGCGAACGGAGCGACGCCAAAGCACCTGATCACTTCGCCCAAAAAGTTGGACGAAGACCAGGTCGACGAGCTGCGCCGCACTTACTCGGAACGTTATACCGGCCCGGAAAACGCCGGTAAGCCTATGGTGCTTACGCAAGGGTTGGACATAAAGGAGTTGAGCTTGTCGGCGGCGGACGCCGAGCTGCTCGAAACCCGCAAGTACCAGGTCATCGATATCTGTCGCGGCTTCGGTGTGCCGCCCTTCATGGTGGGGGCGCAAGAGACCACGACCAGCTTTGGCAGCGGAATCGAGCATATGACCCTCGGGTTCACGAAATTCACCTGTCAACCATTGCTCACCAGGATCCAGCAGGAAGTAAATCGCAAGCTTTTCCTCACTGAGAAGTACTTCGTTGAGCACGACATGGACTCGCTGTTACGCGGTGACTCTAAAGCCGAAGGTGAATACCTGCGGCAGGCGATAGGCGGCTCCCAAGGGCCAGGTTGGCTCACGCCCAATGAAGTGCGCCGAATCAAAAACATGCCGCCAATTGATGGCGGACATGTCCGTTACGAACCAAAATCAGGAACCCCCAATGCACAAACGCCTACTCCAGCTACTCCGTGACAATGCACGCCGCGAAGCACCCAAGGTTCGCACCGAAGTGATCGCCGGCGAGACTACCGTCTACCTGTACGACGTCATCGACTCCTATTTCGGTATCAGCGCCACCGACGTAGCCGGGCAACTGGCCGGACTCAAAGGACAGCGTGTAGCGATGCGGATCAACTCGCCGGGTGGTGATGTGTTCGAGGCCCGCGCGATCGCGGTCGCAATCGCGCAGCACGGCGACGTGCACGCGCACATCGACGGCCTGGCTGCATCTGCCGCAACGTATATCGCGACAGCCTGCAAGACGGTCCAGATCGCTGACGGCGCATTCTTCATGATTCATAACGCTTGGACCTTCGCCTACGGGAATAAGGCTGACCTGCGCACGACGGCGGACCTTCTCGACAAGGTCGACCAGACCATCATTTCCGACTTCGTTAAGAAAACGGGCCGCACGACGGAAGAAATCGCCGCCTGGATGACTGCCGAGACCTGGTTTACCGCGCAGGAAGCGCTCGAAAATGGCTTCGTCGACACGGTCTTCGACTTGAAGGAATCGTCCAAAGAGGACGACAGTCCGCAAGCGTTGGGTAACTGGAACCTGAAGGCGTATGCCAACGCGCCTAAGGCATTGACTGAACCACCGCCGCCGCCGGCGCTGGCGTGGGAAGGGCAGCGGATCGCGAATTCGAATCGCCTGCGCCTTCTCGAAGCAAGCTGACGCGCGCTGCGCAGATGCACTGGCCCGACAGGATGACCTGTCGGGCTTTTTTTTTAGCAGTCACTTTCAAAGGGAAGATATGAAGAAGAGCATCCAAGCAATGCGGGACAAGAAGAACGCAATCGCAAAAGAAGCACGCAACATGATCGAGCAGAAGGGCGATCGCCGCTGGACGGCGGACGAACAGGCTTTGTTCGATAAAAAGGCCGACGAGATGGAAGAACTCGATCGCGACATCAGCAATGCGCAACGCCTCATGGACCAGGACGCGCAGGATCGCTTCGCCGACGTCGAGCAGTTCCGCATCACGGACGCAAAGAAGGTGTCGCCGGCCCGCGCGGCGTTCGACAAGTTGCTGCGCAACGGCCCTGGTGCGTTGACGATGGAAGAGATTCAGATCGT